TCATTTCAAGTTGAAGGTAACCCGTCAGAATGTTAATATGGGTGGTCGTAACGTATCATTCCCTAACTATGACGAGTCCGTGTTCCTCGCACCAGGTCCTCTATCAAAGGACGATGATGAGATGGAAGCAATCTGGAAGCGTGAACATTCTCTCAAGGAGATTGTTGACCGTAAGAACTTCAAAACCTATGCTGAACTCAAGGCCCGCCTTGATGAGGTGAATGGTTACACAGGTTCAGCACCAGCACCACGGGCACCTGCTCCTGTAGAAGAGGAAGCACCTTGGGTAGAGACACCAAAGCCTGTCGCCAAGGCACCAGTTGTGGAAGATGAAGAGGATGAAGACCTCGCAATGTTTCGCAAGTTGGCTGAGGACTGAGACCTTACAAGATAACTATTAAGATTGGGGGAGCAGAAATGCTCCCCTTTTTTTTATGCGTTAGTGTTACCGAATGTATAATTGTTTGTAGGATCTCTTGAAGTATCCTCACTAAACTTAGATCGGTATACCGCTCTTTGGAATGATGGACTATGGAAAGGTGCCGTTTTATTTTGTCTCACTAGATCGCCAATAAAATTAGGCATATCATTTCTAGGTTCTTGTCTGGTAGTAGGTTGAATTTGAGATGCCTGGCCAGCAGCAGATAAACTATCCAACTCTTGCCTTATGGCATCAAACTCGCTTCTTATATTATCACTAGTTGGGCCCATATTACCATTTACTTTTTGCGATGGTGTTACATCTATTCTCTCGCCGCCTCTAGCAGTGAATAAAGGTTGTTGTGTTTTAGTGTCAATCGCCGCAACATTATCTCTTTTATCCATAGGATAGAAAGAAACATCACCATTAACTCCGAATGATCCACCATCAGAAGCACCAGGTATTCCTTGTGAACGAAGGAAATTACTAGTAGAGGCCGCATCGGGTGGTGTTGCTACAGTAGGCGGTGGTGTAGGTGAAGGAGGCGTTCCAGTGACAGGTGTTGGTGTAGTTTTAGGTGTAGATGGTACTGCCGTTGGTGTTTGTACCGGTGCTGCCTGCGCCTGTTGTCCACCTCCAGGAAATAATTCTCTTTGTATATTCTGCATAGTTGAAGGAGGCTGAGGTGCTGCCTGAGGTTGTGGAATAATCACAGATGGTGGTGTAGCAGGCGAAGAAACACCAGGAGGTGTTTGTGCTTGTGCAGTTTCAATTGAAGGTTGAACTGGTTCAGCAACAGCCAATATGTCTTTTCTTTCCTGATCATATCTGTTTTTATACTTACTAAACTTTTCTGTTCTAACATCAAACAATCCATGAACTTGTGTATCAGCATCCATACCTACGGTAGATAGTGCGTCAGGATGATTTAATATCTTATTGGCGGCCCTACGATGTTGAACCGACATACTATACAATGCCTCTTGAACTTTTGGATGTTCAACATTATATCCTAGTTTCTCTGCCTTTGCTCTTAACGGTTCATAATGCGTTCTTCTAATAAATGCGTGTTGAGCATCATCAAATCCATATGGATCTTCTTTGGCCAATTTAGAATAGATATTATTAAATGCTTTAGAACCTGGTCTATGGGATCCAAATTTACTTTTATAATCTGCTCCTTCTGGTGATTTAAGGAATTCAGACATTGTTCCTGTTCTAGAGGATAACTGGTGAGAACCATATGAAACACCACCTTTATCACCTCTACCGGTTGAAATAGTATGAACACCTCTGTTACCGGATTCATACTTAGCAGAGGCATGACCTAATCTTGGTGTTATATTAGCATCGGTCATTGTTCCGGTATCAATTGAGGCATACTGTGAATATGCAGACATACTATCTTTTTTTACATCTTTGCCATATCTACTTGCTAGAAATTGTGCGGATGATAATGATGCAGTTTGATTGGAATCAGCTTGTGAAGTTTTATCACCTTTCTTGAGGAATCTATTTTGATCCAGGCCATTCTCTTTCATATCTTGCATAACTTTTTGAAAACGAGGATCGCTTTCATTTATTTCAATTTGAGCACCACTCTTTGTTTTTTTCCATTTTACACCTTGTTCGTCCAACCCAGAAGTAATCTTATTCCATAAATCTTCTCTAGAATATATAAAACTGGCAGAAGGATGAGCCTCTAAGATGTTATCAACAATGGACTCTCTACTAAGGTGCCATACAGGTGTTGGTGTTTGCACAGGTACAACTGTAGCAGTTGATGTGGAAACTGGAGAGGTCTGTTCGGATGTTTTACCTGTTCCTGATTTAATAAAACCACCTAGTGTTCTATCTTCCATTGATGGTGGAGGTGGAGCAGGTCCTGCTGATGGCCCAGCAGGTGTCTCTGTTGTCAAATTTTTCATTCTATTATTCATATCTTTCCAGTAGTCATCAGTTCTGAACCTTTCGGCCATAACTCTTCCTTCTGGAGTACCACCAGGACCTAATGCATTTCTTGTAGGATCTTTACCTTGTATTTCACCATGGCCTACAGGAAAATTAGGAGTACCATCTTCATTATAAGTTGGTATACCATGTGTCTTATAAAGACCGGGCATAATACGATGGGCAGCATCAATTTGTGCTTGAGTAGGTTTTCCGCCGCCTGTTATGAATCCTACACCTAATGCATTGTTATTTGTTAGATCAAATCTACTAGTTCTTTCGGCCGCACCGGCACCTCTAATTTGGTTTGGTCTGTCATCATGACCAGCCATTTGATATACTTTACCATCTTTATCAATAACATAATGGTAACCATATCCAGTTTTTTTCTGAAACGCCATTTGATCTTGTATTGATTGTGTGCCTGTAACATGAAAAACCACACCTTTAAATTTTTCCGCATTTTTAGTTGCTGATGTATTTTTATATGCATACTCCATACCTTCAGCAACGTTATCAGCAATTGATCCTTTTGTTGCCTGAGAAGAAGGAGGTGTAGCAGCACCTTGACCACCTTTTTGAGGTGTTGTAGCACCCGAGGTAACACTGTCTGGAGGTGCAGTATTGAACCTTGACCCTCCAACAACATTTCCTTGTTTCAAATAATTTGGATTGGTTCCTTTTCCATAAGCTGCTGGATCATTAGAGGTAAAATCTGTCTGACTTTTTGAAACCTTAGGTGTTATATTTTCAATTGCACCAAAAATTGATTCTGATCTTTTACCAGAACCAGGACCTTGCGTATAATTTTTACTCGGTCCTGGAGAATATCTTGTACCAGTTACAGCCTGAAATTGGTTAGGTTCATTTAAAACTGATGTAATACTTTTACCTTTCAATCTTGCTCGGTTAAGTATTGATGCTGAAACCATACCAACTTCGGTTTGATTACTACCTGCTTCAGCATGAGTTGCGTTCACTAAATCATTCCATTCTTGATCTGTCATTGACCTACCAAGATAACCTTCAGCTGCTTTTCTTGCTTTCAAAGCATCACTGGTAAAATTTGTTTGATTTATTTCAGTTCTTGGTGCCCCGCCTGGTGTAGTAGCAGATGGTCTTACACCACCAGTAGAACCTTGTCTTATCTGACGGCCAGCTTGTTCTGCTTGGTCTACGGTACCGCCTCCTCTATGGGCCAGTCCAGTCAATATGTCTTGCTGTTTTTGTTGAGATTTTTTGGATATAGCATCACGAAAACCACCAACATCGGGCATTCTTCTTTCCCAATATTTTGGAAATAGTTCAGCAAATTGGGTAGGTGTTAATAGAGCAAGCATAGTAGCACCAGACGGGCCGTTGGCAACTTCCATTCGTTGCTTTAATGCTAGTTTCTTTAGTTTATTAAATACTGATTTGTTAACCCTATTTGCCATTACATTTTTTTCCGGTTAGCGTGATTTAGTCTATTTTTCAACTCATTCTCACGGTCTTTGGCCTTTTGTTCTTCATCTTTAAGAAACTGTTGTAATAGGTCAATATAGATATATCGTTCCCAAGGCATCATTGCTTCTAATGTGTCTAGACTCCACTTGTGATGCTGTATCAAACCAAATTGAGTTTTGTAGTGGTTTTCTAGTCTATCATGTCCCATTGCTACATAAAAAAATCATAGAAATCTGTATACCTCACATTATGATGATATCCACATTTATTACAATCGGCCTCCATTTTAACCACAAATGTTGGAAAATTATCAACAAACTCCATCATCTTGTTATAGTTTTCTTCTGTCAAGGTTTCTACAAACTCTTTTAGTTCCTCTTTACTATAATCTTTCCAAGAATACATACCTTTGGCATCGTAAATATAGTCAATAGCATTTACAATGGTGTTGGTCTTTTCATCAACTTCGTTTCCAAACTCTACTCTTTTCATAGCAGCATAGTTTGGATACCTCATCTTAACACCTTGTTTCTCATTCAACTTAATATCATCACTGATTTTTTCTGGATAAACCACCTCACATTTAGCAATATCCATCATAGCAGGAAAAAAATTACCGCAGGTGTTACCATCATCTAGAACGTTGTTACAGGTTAGATTTACCTCAACTGCTTCACCAATAGACTTGGCACGTAGAAATATAAACAAAAAGTCTATATCAAAAAATGGTAGTTTATCAATCTCAACTTTACCAGTAATGATACAGTTATTAATAATCTGTTTAACCGTATTTACAATCTCATTTACGTCTTTAGACTCCATTGCCATTAACAAAAGTTTTTCTTCTTTCACGTTAAATGGTCTAACTTTAATCTTTTCTTTATTTGATGGTATCTCAATTTCATATGTTGGTACATCAATTTTTGGTAACATAATTTATTCACTCCATTATGGTGTTATATAATCTGGTCTATCCCAATACTTATATGCAAATGTAACCTGTAATCTTAAAATATCTTGATCTGCCCATGTTACTTGTTGTGGTGCTACTAATGTGGGCCAAGCTTTATTTAATGTCCATCCATAAATTGCATTTGATGGAGTATTTCTTCCTCCAAATTCAGAAAATTGAAAAATTTGAATGTTGCAATAATAATTTACAGGATATTCAAAATTAAATGATGTAGTCGGATTAATATACTCCATCCAATCATCAAAAAATGCTCGTTCTGTGCTGGCAGAACGACAAAGGAACTGTAGATTACAGGTGTTATACATTGTATTGTTAGGCATCACCTGACTTGGGCCATAATATCTAATCTGAGTGACATCAAAACCACGACCTGGAAATTCTGCTGCTTCACACATATAAATTAGATCATTTTTTGGTAATGATGTTAGCATTGTTGCTGAAGGATTAATCTTGACAACAAATCGGCAACTTTTTGCAAATTGACCTAGAGCATCAGAAGCTGCTCTAAATGCGTTTAATGACAATGACTGTGGAACATTTGTTTGTTTAAAATTATTGATCATTAGTATCCGTCCAAAACGTTTTGACTATTGATAACTCTCATCTCTTGGAATGCCATTGTCAACATAGCAGATGTTGGTGCACCATCTTTAAAGGTGCTCCACTCTCCTGTTGGAGTATAATTAATATCAATACCCGTAAGAACACAACGTCCTATTTTAGGTATATTTTCATTTGGAGTTGCTGTACCATTTTCATCCAAGTACCAAAACTGAATTAAAAATTCTGATGGAGATAAGTATAGGCCGCCAGTGCTTAGAAACTCTGCTTGATTACCTACCGACCCAATATATCCTGTTTGTGGATCACTGGTACCTTCAACAAGAGTTGGAGAAGAATATTGTCGTAATGTTTGAACTATTAACTTTAATTGTCTTGATTCTTCTGGTGATTGTGGAGACATAATAAAACTAAATTGAAATCTACGTAGTGCGGTATCACGATATAGCACCTCAACCTTAGAGTTTATAGCACCACCTGCGGCGCCTGCTACCGTTTGTATAAGTCCACCTATTGCACCAATAGCACCTGGAACAACATAACCCATTTTCTTGTCAACATATTCGTGAGAGGTTTCCCACACCATATTTGACCCATTAATACCTCCAGGAACAAACAATGAAATTCCTGCCTGTGGTGAATTATCATTACCACGACCGACAGGCATTATAATCATATAATGGCCTTGTCTGGCGGATGTTAAATCTTCTGGAAACGATAAATTGAGAAAACCTGGCATTTATTCCTCCGGTATACCTAGATACTATTTATGGCACACTACAAGCAAGGTTTATTTAAGCCTGTGAATCCTAAAAAATATATCGGAGACCCTACCAACATCGTATATAGGTCTGGATGGGAAAAGAGGGTAATGGATTGGTTAGACACCAACACCAATGTTGTCCGTTGGGGGTCGGAAGAGATAGTCATTCCGTATGTATCACCCATAGATAATAAACTCCACCGATACTTTACGGACTTTTATGTGGAGGCGGTTGGGAGAGACGGTGAGACACGTAAGATGCTTTTAGAGGTCAAACCAAAGGCCCAGACCCAAGAACCAAAAAGACCACAAAGGACTACTAAAAGGTATATTACCGAGGTGATGACTTACGGAGTTAATCAGGCTAAATGGAAGGCCGCAGAAGATTATTGCCGTCACAAAGGATGGGAATTTAGAGTTATAACGGAATCAGACCTATTCAAAAAGTGATATAAATACAGGTTATGGCAGAAAAATATTCATCTAAAGACCTACAAAAGTGGTTATTTGATAAGGCCTTGGATGCTGCGTCACCAAAGGCTCGTAAACTGTTACTAGCATCCGATCAAAGAGGTCGTGATGATACTGTTATTGGAAAGTTATTCTTTTTTAAGTATGACCCGAAAGGGAAGGCGACACTAGCAAAGTATGATAAGTTTCCAATGGCATTTCCAATTGAGATGTATGGAGATGGTTTTCTTGGTTTAAACCTACACTATCTTAGTATAGGTGAAAGACAATCTTTATTAGGTCAATTGATGAAGTTTCAAAATAATAAATTATTTGATGAAACGACCAAACTAAAATTGAGTTATCAGTTATTACAAGGTTCAAGAAGATTAGAGTCCTTGGCAAAACCTTGTATCAAAAGATATCTTTATACACAGGTTAGGTCTCAGTTCATCGAGATCAACGTTGATGAGTTTGATAAAGCAATACAACTCCCAGTTGAAGATTGGGTATTCAAGAGGTAAAAATGGCAGTCGATAATACAGTAACAGGTACTCCAGGACCTTCATATAACACACCGTTTTTTGGTGCATTTCCTACTATGGAATATGATATTAATAATACTGTTACTTATTTAATAGGTCCTCACGAAACCGTAACCGATATTTTCTTTCGTTTTGGTATTCTCAAAAAAATTATTAATAATACATCAGCATATTATGTTTATGATGTATTGGATTCCGATACACCAGAATTATTAGCAGAAAAGATTTATGGTGACGTTGGTGCTGGTTGGATTATATTATATGCCAATAAAATTTCAGATGCACAATTTGACTGGACTTTACAATATGATGCCTTCCAAAAAATGATTAACGACAAATATGGTTCAGTAGATTGGGCACAGGCGAATATACATCATTGTGAAATGGTTATTGAAAGAACCAATGAATTTTATGGAACAACAAGCACAACAACTTTTGTTATTGATGAAACTCGTTTAACAAATAATTTTCCAAATGTTCCTTATGCTTATTTTACTCCTTGGACCGTTACGACACATAGAACCTCTGATAGTAATGTATTTACCGCAGATGACGATAACAGGCCATATTTGACCGCCGATTTGACTTACGATGATCTCGTAACAGTTTCTAGATCAGGTTCTATACCTCTCATCCAAGGTACACAAACTTATCAAATTGATGGTAAAACAATAGTTGAAACAACATCAGGTCAGAGAATTTCATATTATGATTATGAATTAAAACTAAATGATGATAAAAGAATTATTAAAATTATTAAACCGGAATATTATCCGCAAATTATGGCAGAATTCAAAAAACTTACAAATGCTACAACATCATATTTGAGGAAATAATATAATATGACATTTCAAGGAACTTATGAAGGCCGTTTGGTTGATGCAAGAATTGGAATAGGCGGTGTGATTTTTGCTGATATTACAGTCAAAGAAATCATACTTGGTGAAAGCTTAACAACACCTGGACTTCAAACTGCTATAACTCTACAATCTTTTATATATAGCAAAATATCTAAAAATTTAGATCAATATAAAGACCAAACAATCACCATCGATCTCCAAACAAAAGATGGTAGTAATACAATGTTTGTTAGTCAGCAAGTATATAGAATTGATAACAGACATTTTGAACCTATTAATATAGGTCAAACCGAAGAATTTACTGTCCATGCCTGTGATCAAAGTTTACTCAATGATGCTCAATCTTTAGTTTCAAAGTCTTGGAAATGTACCACACCCGATAAAATCGTTAATTATGTTTTAAGTTCATGTGCTGGTGCTACAAGAACGGTCATTGATTCTGCTTCGCCTGCTAGAGATTATATGGCAGACAATATACATCCATTCCAGGTGGTAGCACAACAATGTAATGTCGCATTAGATGGCAATGATCCATCATTTTTACATTATATGACTTATGAAAATGGAGGCACACATTATTTTAGATCATTAAACTATTTGAGAAACCAAGGTCCTGTTCAAACATTTTATCACTCAGAAGGTAATAACGATCTTTCAAATCCAAATCGTGCTATTATGTTTAGTTTTCCTTGTGACTTTGACTATCTATCTGATCTTCTTAATGGTGTTGATAAAAATGGTAATCCTATTAATACCGTCACAGCATGGAATCCAGTAAGTTATAATGTAAATCTACATGGAGGTAATGTTGGTGGATGTGGTATAGGAAGTGGTAATCATAAAACTGCAATAACCAATAAAGGCACAGCACAACAACAAGACGGTTGTGAGATAGATGTTGAAGAATGGTTATTACTTAGACAGGCTAGAATGGGTCTATTAGAAAAAGATAAGACCGCATTAAGAATTACCGTTCCATGGAATCCAAATTTACACGTTGGTAATGTTATTGGTTTAAGTTGGACAAATAAATATAATAATGCTCCGGTCTATGGTGCCGGTAACTATGTAATCGCAGCAATGACTCACAATATACAGTTTGGTGGTTTTGCTACGACCACGATGGATTGTATCAAACGAGTTTATTAGGGAATATAAAATGTCACAGAATGATCTTCAGGGACAAATAAAAGTTGGTGTAGTTAATAGAGGTTTTAAAGGTGATACACCTGTTGATCAATCATTGAACCACGGTGTAAGAGACATAAACGCTGGCCCAGATGTGAAGGATCCAGATTGTGGTTTCTGGCCTCTAAGTATAAACCCTTCACAAGGTAGTGCGTGTGAGTTTGGCGGCGGAATGGATCCTGCACAACTTGTATATTATATAAAAAATGCAGGTCAGACCGGTGGAATTATATTAGGTTTAGCAAATGCTATTAAAAATGGTGGATCTGGTGGTGCAGGTGGTGGTCAAAGCCTTTTAGGTGATGCTGTTCAAGAACTTATGAATACCACTATTGGTATTAATATTCCTCCACAAATACAAGAAACCACCGAAAGAGGTGCCAAGGTACGTACCATTAAAGAAAAAGGCCAGCAACATAGCACAGGTTTATTAGACGGTCTTCCTTTACATGGCGCTCTTTTTAATATGTCTGGATTTAGATTACCAGCAGTTAAAAAAGTACCTACTGCCAGACAAACTAATGACCAGATGATGACGATGGATGTGTTTAATCAGTTGTCTGGTCAAATTATGTCTCTTGCTCAAATGTTCCAAGGTCTTATGCAGAATGGATCTGGTGGTGGAACTGGTGGTGCCTCTGCCGCACAGGCCGGAGGACTAGGTAACGGTCAAAGTTATTGGCAAGATATACATGATAAATTGACTCCTAATATGTCTGCTGCTCTAAACAGTCTTTCAACACTCATACAAGGACATGAGACAGACAATGGTGTTGGTTATGTTACAGGTAATGTTGTTCATTATGGTATCTACTTAGAAAATGCAACGGCATTATTAAGTCAGGCGCAGTCAATAGACGATCTTATGAACGTCCTTAGTCAGCTACAATGGGATACCTCCATTATGGGCCACGATGCCCTAGATAATGTTGTTGTTCAAATTGAAAATGCTTGGGGTACCGCATTACAAGAAGTTGACTATAACGGAACAATTACCGTTTCATATGCTAATGCAAATGCTCAGATGAACTTTGCTAATAGTATGAGTAACACCACATATGCCAGTGCGGCATCTTCTTCTCCTGCACCTCCTCCTTATTTTGGTGGTGGTAATCAAGGTGGTGGTAGTGGCGCCAATGTTGGTCAAATAGCAGGTCAAGTTCAAAGTCTTATGGGCCAGTTGTTTGGTAAAAGTTCCGGCACATTGCAAGATATGTGGAAAAGACTAGCACCTTCTGGCGAACAAACCGCTAAACAAATGCACGAAAAATTAACACAACAACAAGAAGCACAAAAACAGAAACAAGTAAATGATGCTACGACAAAAAACCAAGGAGATCCTTTCTCCGTCTTTACGCAATAGGGAATTAAAAAATGGCAGAATTACAAGCGAGTGTGTTTACAGCAGGAGGAGACTCCTTCAATACTAATGAAGATGGCCTAGGCACACCAAGAGCATTTGATGTTGATCAAGATGCAAATTCTCAAAAAGGTGCGGGAACTTACCCAAACTACTGGGGTCGTAAAGATCGTGCAGGAAACTGGTTTTCAATGGATGCTTCTGAAGGTAATGAGACAATAACCTTACAACACAGAAGCGGTTCATCAGTTCAGTTCCGTCCGGATGGTGGTTTGTTGATGACAACGCACAACGGTAAATATGAGGTTGTGTTTGGTGAGAATCGTGTAACCATTTCAGGTGCCCACGACATCACAGTAAAAGGTGACACATCTATGCGTGTATATGGAAACAATAATATGACCGTTCACGGCGATCATAATATGACCATTATGGGCGATTATAATATCACAGCAAAGAATATAAACTATTCTGTCCGTGGTAATATAGACACAGAGGCCAAGAATATCAATACTAGAGTAGAAGGTTCTGGTACTTATAACTATCTTGGTGGTGTTTCTACGGTTTCCAAAGGTAATATGACCACAATGTCTACTGCTGGTAATAGATATGATGGTGCTGGTAAAGACCATCATACAAAAGCAAAGAGCAATAAAACCACACAGGTTGGTAAAAATGAAACACACATTGTAAATAATAAATTTGAATTTAGTCTAACAGGTGGTCCAGTATCGGGACCTTCACAGGCTAAACGCAAATATGGAGCAAGTTCTAATCAATCAGCAGTTTATCAACAAACTATTGATCAAAATGGTGAAAAAATCAATAATACTAAGGATTCTAAACTTAAAGTTGGTGGTGATACTGAAAATCAACATGGTGGTGATCTAAAAGAAAAGATCACTGGTAAGAAACAAACACAGGCTATGATGGGTATTGAAGCGGAATCTCAAGCAAACTATGTTATTAAAGCATTGTCTAATTTACAGGCCACTGCTGGCGCCTCGATGGATATGAGAGCACCTTCAGGTCAGGCATCATTTGCTGGTGCATCTACGGTTGTTAATGCTTTATCTGGTGCTTTAGGTATAGCAGGCGCCGCAGGTGTTAACCTAGATTCCTTAGGTTCTTTACTCAATCTTAATGGTGGTATTGCATCAATTGTTTCCGCGTTGGGCCTTCAGTTAAGTTTTGATTTTGGTGATATAACTTCAAATATTCAATTACCAGATATCACAGGTGCCCAGGCGGATCAACCACAAGAAGAGCCTGATTTAACCAGTGAAATATCTAGTTGGTTGTAAGCTAAATAAGGAAACGCTAAAGGACCGCTATGGCAGTATCTCCATTTGTAAATAGGGAACCAGACTACTCAGACCTAGACCTGGATTTTACCAGGAATCCTGCAACTGGTGATGTAAATATATTATATGGACAACAAGATATTAAAAGGTCTGTCCGCAATCTAGTATTGACCAACTATTATGAAAGAAAGTTTCAATCTACGGTTGGTTCAGATGTTTCTTCTCTACTATTTGAGAATTTTACACCTTTAACATCAGTTTTTATACAAAATGCCATAATAGCATTGATAAATAACTTTGAACCTAGGGTAAAATTACAAAGTGTAGCAGTATCCGAAGATATTGATAATTACGGTTTTAACGTTACAATACAATATATTATATTAAACAGGAATTTACCTGTAACATCAACATTATTCTTAGAGAGAATCCGATAAATGGCAACCGGTAACACTTCACTTAGGGTCACGGAATTAGATTTTAATTCTATCAAGAACAATCTGATCCAATATTTACAAAGTCAAAGCACTTTCAGTGACTATAATTTCCAAGGTTCTGGTATGTCCGTTCTATTGGACATTTTGGCCTATAATACCTACTATAATGCTTTCTATTTAAATATGGTGGTCAATGAAGCATTTCTAGACACTGCACAAGATCGTAAAAACATTCTCTCACACGCCAAGCTGATTAACTATGTTCCCAATTCTTCACACGGCGCCCAGTCATTATTAAATTTAAAGATCACACCATCTAACGGTGAAAATACAGATGTTAATTATATTATTCTAGACGAATATACAAGACTTGTTGGTGCTGATATCAACGGCGTTAATTATCCATTTGCTACCGTCAATGCTAATACTTCATATAAGGTAAATGGATCATTTACATTTGCAAACGTAGTGATTAGACAAGGCGAGGTTATTACTAACCAGTTTATTATTGATGCTAATAATGTCACAGGCCGATATCAAATTCCTTCTTCTAATGTAGATACTGATACTTTGGTGGTTGTTGTTCAAGAATCCACATCCAATACAAAAACAACTCAATATTTCCTTGCTCAAGATTTGACAGAAATTCAAGCAAATTCAACCGTATATTTCCTGGAAGAAGATCAAGATTTGAGATATACAATTTACTTTGGTGATGATGTATTAGGTAAAAAGCCTGCTAATGGAAATATTGTGCAAGTTACTTATCTAGATACGGTTGGTTCTGTTGCCAATGGTATTCAAAAATATGTTTTCACAGATCCTATTGCTGGATTATTTAAAAATAATGTAAAAATTACTGTTACACAAGGTTCATATGGTGGCACAGATAAAGAAGATATTGAAGCAATTCGTTTTCGTGCTCCATATTTCTATACTGCACAAAATCGTTGTGTAACAACCAACGATTATGAGTCTATTGTTACAAAAGACTTTCCAGATATTCAGGCCGTTTCGGTCTGGGGTGGAGAATCAAATGTGCCGCCAGTTTATGGAAAAGTTTATATGTCTTTAAAAACCAGAGGATATTATAAACTAACGGCACTTGAAAAACAAAATATTAAAAATTCATTAGTGACAAATAGAAATGTATTAACGGTTGTTCCTGAAATTGTTGATCCAGAATATATTTTTATCCTTGTAGGCGGAAATGTTTATTACAATCCATCATTAACAACTCAAACAGAAACATACATATTAAACGAAGTTAAAAATTCTATTTTTAATTATGCTGAAAATTCATTATATAATTTTAACTCAACATTCGTTTTATCACAATTGCAGCAATATATTGAAAACTCTGATGGTTCTATTACAGCATCGGATGTTTTAATTTATTTGCAAAACAGAGTTCAATTGTTTCCTGGTACAACACAATCATATATTATTAATTTTAACACACCTCTTAGAAAAGGTGACCAATATCAAAAAATATATACCTATCCTCAAATATCGGTTTTGGATACTACAGGTGTAACAAGACAAGTTTTATTTGAAGAAGTTCCTAATGCTTATACGGGAGTTGAATCTGTTAATGTTGTTAATTCTGGATATGGTTATTCTAGCACCCCTATTATTACCATTAGTGGTGATGGTACTGGTGCTACAGCCGAAGCAGTTGTTGTTAATGGAAGAATAAGATCGGTAAAAGTTACCAATTCTGGAATAAATTATTCTTTGGCCACTGTTAGCATTACCGATCCTAGTGGTGTAGAAGCATCATTAACAATATCTTTGAGTTCTAATTATGGTAAATTAAGAACATATTATTATCAGTCAAATGGTCAAAAAGTTTATGTAAATGAAAATGCAGGAACTATTGATTATCTCAAAGGAATTGTTACTTTGTCAAGCTTAGAATTATTATCGGTAGCACTAAATCCATTTTATGATGAAAATATATTAACGTTTAACGTTGTTCCGGAACTATCAGTTATTACACCTCTAAGAAATAGATTGCTGGTAATTGATACAAATAATGGCCAGGCCATCCAATTAAATATGGTTCCACAAACATAATGGTTGACTCATCAAATAATAAAACATCATATCTAGTCAATTCACAACTACCCGAATTCGTTAGGAGAGACCACCCTAAGTTTGTAGAATTTATAGAAGCATATTACAAGTCACTAGAACAAGACGGCGGCATGATGTATACCGCCAAAAGATTTCAGGACTTCTATGACATTGACACTCTAAATGCTGATTATTTGGAAGATTTGGAAGAAGGTGGTGGTGAAAACGAAGAATACCACATTCTAAATGAAGAATTTTATAAAAACTTCATTAAATTTATTCCATCCAATTCTTTAATAGATCCAATTATAATTCTTAAACATTCTAAAGACTTTTATCGATCAAGAGGAACAGAGAAGTCTATTAGATTTTTGGCCAGAATACTTTTTAACAAAGATGCCAAGGTTTATTATCCAAGAAATAACATATTAAAGCCTTCTGATGGAACCTGGTTTGTCCAAAAGTCTATTAATATTCAAAACGTTTTAGTTGATAATGTTGCCAATAGTATAGCGTTTTCTAGGTTTGTTAATACTTCCATTAGAGGTGTAACATCCAATTCTACAGCCACTATAGAAAGCGTCAGTCCCTATTATCAAAATGGTTTTCTTGTAACCGAACTAATAGTTTCTGAAGTTGTTAAAGATTTCTATGATGGTGAATCAGTTTATACAACAATTGAGGATCAAGGCGTTTCAAAAAGATTGTCGGCAAACGTTTACTCAGGTGTAATTATTAAGACAACTGTTACATCTCCTGGTTCAGGATATGTTGAGGGTTCTTCCGTTCCTATTATACCTATTGATGGTGATGGATATGTAGTCTCAAATGGTACCCTCCAATTTGGTTTTGGTGGCCAAATTATTATTGATAAAGTTGCTAAAGGTAAACTTGAAGGAAAAATTAAATCAACTAACGTTGTATTTCCAGGAGCAGGATATAAAATTGATGACTTGTTGCTTTTTACAGGTGGTGGAGGATCCAATGCATCTGGAAGGGTTTATTCGGTACTAGATGATTTCACATATCATCCAATTTATTATGATATTGTTGGTTCTACAATTGATCAAGTTGCAGATTTACCCATTATAAATGCTGTTGGTGATATTGTAGAAACACAGGCATATTCTAATTTAGCAACTCAATGGTCTAATACATCCAATTTGGATATTAGCACGGAACCTGGTGGAACCATCAATGATATAACATTAAGTCAAAATTTGGCCAATTCAAATGTTTATTTTGAAACTGGTGACGTTCTTTTTGTGCAGAATACTTACCAAACCATTACAGCAAGTAATAAGTATTATTGGGAATTAACGATTCAACCAGGACTTCCTGGTGGACTTTCAAACGTTTCTTTTGTTGTTAATAAAAAACCTAATGTAAATACTTTATTAGCAAACTCTATGATTTATTGGACATATGGGCCTTGCGGGCCAATTATCTCTTGTGCTATTACTAATCCTGGTAGCGGGTACATTGAACTACCAAATGTTTCGGTTATTTCAAACACCACCATCCGTTCTATGGGTATTCTTGGAAGAATGGATATCATCGATGGTGGTATGAATTACCAGGTAGGTGATCAGATAACATTTGATAATCCATATGGAACATATGGTGTAGGAGCCAACGCACAAGTATCAGTTGTTGATGCTAACGGAACTATTACACAAGTTAATTTCTTTGCTGAGCCTGGAAAAATACCAGGTGGTTATGGATATCGTGCAGATTTATTACCAACCGCCAATATTCAAACTTTAACAGGAAATGGTGCTAATATAGTCGTTTCTGCAACCATAGGTGATGATGCTATTGTTACTGCCAAATCAAACGTCATCGGTTCCATTGAAACCTTAAAAATAGTTTCTGGTGGATTAGGATATAAAAACCCACCAATCATAGACTTATCAACTCAAGGTGATGGTACGGCCCAGGCATATGCTAATATTATTACAGGTATTTACAGTTATCCTGGTCGTTATATAGATCAAGCAGGACAACCAAGTTCGCCATATGTAATTCAAGATAGAGATTTTTATCAAAACTATTCTTATGTGATAAGAATTGATGAATCTTTAAACAAGTATAGAAAAGCACTTAGCGATCTTATACACCCTGCTGGCCTTAAAGTATATGGTGAATACTTGTTTGAAGATAATAATCAGACGTTATTAAATCCTGTGCAAGTCGTAAATACAAAAATTACAATTACATAAATTTGGCATATAAATAGAAGGTACTCAAAGAGAGAGATCATGGCATCGACATATTCAAAAGACCTTGAGGTTCATTCATCCGACCAGTTTATCAAATCTTTCAACAGCTCAAATGTCTATTTAACATTTGGATATCAGAGTCCATGGACAAATGAACTTAGTCCAGATCAAGCCAACACTTCTGTAGAGTCTTACTATGAAACATGGAAATATATGATTGGTGGTAAACTGATTACCGGCAATGATTTACGTCATGTCATACCTAGAATAAATTGGACTTCCAACACAACATATATTGCTTATGATCACACACAAGATTCATTAACAAAAGGTGCCAATACAGCATATTATGTGGTTACAGATGCTTTTAATGTTTATAAATGCATTGCTAATAATTATGGGTATCCATCCACATCTAAACCAACCTCAACAAATCCTACTATTATATTTCAAACTGCCGATAAGTATTATTGGAAATATATGTATACCTTGAGTGTCGATGAACAACAAAAATTTACAACTGATAGTTTTATACCTGTTAAAACATTGAAATCTGACGATAACTCTTTGCAATGGCAAGTTCAACAAGACGCGGTTCCTGGTGCTATTAATAGTATTTTGCTCACCAATTTTGGATCAGGATACTTATATCAAAACGTTATTTCTGTCTCCATAACAGGCGACGGCCGTTTTGCTAATGCTTATGCGGTAGTTAATACACAAACCGATACAGTTCAAAGTATTGTTGTTGATAACTTTGGTGCTGGATATACCTATGCCAACGTTATTATCAGTTCAACCGTAGGCAGATATGCCAATGCCAGAGCAATTATTAGTCCTCCTGGAGGTCATGGGTCCGATGCATTATATGAATTGGGTGGTTCATATGTTATGATCAATGCATCTTTGAATGGTGATGAAGATGGTATTATCTCAATACAAAGTAATTATAGACAAGTTTCATTATTAAAAGATCCTTTAGTATATGGAACATCAAATGCTATGATCAATCTAGCATTTTCACAAGTAACAAATATCACATTAAGTGAATCCAGTTCAACAACCAATTATTTATTGGATGAAATTGTTTATCAAGGATCGAGCTTATCAAATGCATCATTTACGGCATTGGTTGTAGGATGGGATTCGGCCAATTCTGTTTTAAAATTGAATAATGTTCAAGGAACACCTGTATCTCAGCCTATCATAGGATACACAAGTTCAGCAACTAGATACATAAGTTCCGTTAAAGATCCTGATTTAAAGTTTTATTCCGGACATATCCTATATAAGGACAACATTACTGCTATCGAAAGAGCAGTTGATCAAAACGAAAATTTTAAAATAGTTCTAAGTTTCTAAGAGGAAAGAATATAAAATGGATGCCAACACTTCCAATAGCACATCATTAACCACAAATTTTAATGTCACACCATATTATGACGATTATGATCCTTCAGCAGGTTATTATCGAATCCTCTTTAAACCAGGTTATTCTGTTCAGGCACGCGAACTTACCCAGATGCAGACTGCTTTACAAGAGCAGATTGCTCGTTTTGGTAAAAATATTTTTAAAGATGGTACAATTGTTTTACCAGGTCAATTTACTCTCGAAACGAACGAAGGACGTCCAGCAGGCCGCGGAATTTCGTATGTTAAAGTCAATGATCTTGATGCATCTAACAATACTGTTATTATGGATCAATGGAACACATATATCAACCAAGGTAAATCAAATGGTAACACCCGTCTAGAGGTTGTTGGATCAACATCAAATATTTATGCTAAAGTTATTCAAGTTCTAGACGGTGTTCAATCATCCCAGAACACTAAAACCCTTTATGTTGCTTATACCTCAGGATCTAGTGCCAACGTATCATTAAAATCATTTCAGGCCGGCGAGACATTAACTGCTAATGTTAACGGAACAATCAGAACTCTTGTAGTTGCTAATACAGCAAATGCAACTGGTAAAGGTTCTCGATTCAGCATTTCATCTGGTGTTCTTTTTGCTAAAAACCATTTCGTGGCATTCCCAGATCAGGCAGTTATTATTGATCGTTATAATGCAAACCCAACAGCAAGAGTTGGTTTCTATATCACAGAAGATATTGTAACGGCATCACAGGATTCTACACTATTGGATCCTGCACAAGAAGCATCAAACTATTCTGCTCCAGGTGCAGACCGTTTGGCATTGAATCCAACACTTGATGTTGTTCCAATTGATGCAACACCTAGTGTTCAAGATTTCGTATCACTATTTACAATTGAAAACGGTATTGTTAAATCATATAATGCTAACACGCAATATTCATATATTAATGATGCTATGGCCCGACGCACATTTGACAACTCCGGTGATTATGTCGTTAATGGATTAGATGTCCAACTTAAAGAACATGATGATACCGGTTCAAACTATGGACGCTATCCAAACGGAAATAATAAACTACTTTATGTAGGTGTATCACCGGGTTCTGCATACGTATCTGGTTATCAAGTTGGCATGCCGTCAACTATGGACCTTGCTACTGAAAAAGGTCTAACAACAGCAAACGTTACATCTCAATTGACAGCAATTAATATGGGTCAATATGTTACTGTTAATGAATTTGTTGGTGGTTGGCAACTTAATAAAGGTAATACAATAGGCCTTTATGATACTGCACAAAAAAGAATAACCGGAAAAGGTTGGTCTACTGCGGCCCAAACCGGCACTCTAATTGGTAATGCTATTATTCTATCAGTTCAATATATTTCTGGTACACCAGGTTATGATGCCAAGTATAATGTTTATCTTGCTGATATTAAGATGACAGGTTCATATACATTTGGTCAGGTAAAAAGCCTCTATGCGGCCGCAGTTGGTGGATATAATTCCGCAATAGGTGCTGATAGCGTTTTAGACCTCAATGGTAATGCAGTTCTACAGAATGTTCCACAATCAACATTATTGTATTTTACAGGTTCTAATTATACTAGCACAGTTCGTGACTCAAATGACATACTTTCTTCACACACCACATTTGAATTCAACGATACTCAAGGTATTTCATCCGCAGTTCAGGTTTCAACAAATGGTGTATTCACATTAAGTATTTCTCCTGGTATTGAACAGTTTCCTTATGGTACAACAACTCTTCAGGGAATTTCCACAAACGGAATTTATGTAACATTTAATAAAACTTCTGGCGGCGCAACAAGCATGGCTGTTGGACTAGGTGGTGTTACATCAACATCATCATCAAACGTTATCCTTAATGGTACAGGTACACACTTTACTAGCCTAAATGTTGGTGACAAAATCAAGTTATCCGGTAATACATTTGTTTATCAGGTAAAATCAATTGTAAGTGATACACAACTTGTAGTTGATCAGGATTTACCATCATCAAACAATGGTAATACTCTCACCAAGATTTACGAAGCAGGTGACCAAATTAATTTATTTGGTATTGGTGCAGCAGCCGGATCACAAAGAACAATTGCAACAACATCAACATCATTACAGTTCAATCTACAAGAAACATTCCCAAGCATCTTCTATGCTACCGTAACATATCCAGTGGCAAGAACAACTGCACTTGAAATAAAAAAGACACTTAATGCTGGTCGTTATGTTATGATTGATTGTTCAACAGCAGGTATCAATGGTCCTTATGACCTTGGTTTCTCTGATGTTTACAAAATTAAGTCTATTAGAAAAGGTACAGGTTCATATCCTTCATCTAATACTGCCGGTTTAGACGTAACAACATCATTTGTATTTGATAATGGTCAGAGAGATACACATTATGACCATGCTACAATTAAACCAAAAGTTCTGTTGGCTTCAACAGATATGTTACTTGTTGAGTTGGATTATTTCTATCCTGACTTTACTAACCGTGGTGGTTTCTTCTCTATTGACTCCTATCCAATTCAGGATGATGATACTCTGTTTAATCCTGCAAACAACATTAGAACTGAAAACATTCCTGTATTCAAATCATCAATTACAGGTCAATCATATGATTTGAGAAACCAGTTGGATTTCCGTGTTGTTAAAGATAGAACCGCAACTGACACAACAACACCAGGTTCGGCATCTGTTAATCCATCACCAACATCAACTTTGATTTATCCAGCAGCAGGTATGAAATTTCCTGTACCTTCTTCAGTAGTTGAATATGATTACTATTATTATCTTGGAAGGATTGACATTGTTGTAGTAGATAAAGATAACAGATTTCAGGTTATTAAAGGACAACCTACAACTAATCCACAGAGTCCAGTTGTTCCTCCTGGAGTTATGGCTCTTTCACAATTGACTATTTCTCCATACCCATCATTGTCACCTGCATATGCTACAAAACTTAATAGATCAGAACTTGCTTCTACTCCAAAGTCTTTAGCAGTATATCGCTATACAATGAGGGATATTGGTTCTCTCAAGCAACGTATTGTTAATCTAGAATACTATACATCTTTGTCTCTATTGGAAAAAGCGGCCACTGGCACTGTAATTCAGAATGATGCTGGATTAGATCGTTATAAAAACGGTATCTTTACCGATTCTTTCCGCGATAACTCAAATGCGGCTGATTATGATCCAGAATTTAGAATTGTATTTGATACAACAGAAAAGACAATTCGTCCAGTTTATAAAATGGAATCTATTGTCTATAACTATCTAAGTGGTACAAACGTTAAATATAATAACCCAGTTATCACGGTTGCTTATACTGAAGTTCTTCATCATGCGCAACAATATGTTACTATGGACATAAATGTGGAGCGCCAATCTTGGTTGTTTCTTGGTACAGTTAATTTGTTCCCATCCCAAGATATTTGGGTGGATACAACCATTCTACCTGATGAACAATTAACTAAACAATCAATTTATATTGTAACCTACGGTTCTCAAGGCACTGCCAATGAAGCAAAAGTTGCTTATGGCACAACAGCACACTATGATTTAAACAGCGGTAATACCAATTATGGCATCTATCAAGCAAATGGTTATTTTAATCAAAATACTACAGGTGGTGTTGTTGACGTTCTCAATACCACAAACTGGAATGCCTGGAATACACATGTTGTAGGATATAAAGTTTATACAGGTAGTGTTGGATCAGATGGTAATCCATATTCTACAACATTTTCAACATACGATGCTGCCAGAAACTATGCCAACTCAATTAATCCTGTAGGCGGCGCCGGTGTTACAATTGAAACAGTCTACAACACTGTAAGAACAGGTACTCAATATTGGGAAGCTGACAGCACTGACACGGTTCAAACCGATTACAAAGTTATTGATGTTCAGAATTATGCATACATCCGTCCTCAAACTATTGCAGTTCAATGCACCGGTATGAAACCTTTTACACGAATGTGGCCATACTTTGATAGTGTTGCGATGGCAAATAGCGCGAGGCCTTTGACCGCCAACCAGTTCTCATGGATTATTAACAACGGTCAATATGGACTTGCTGCAAATACTCTTAATAATATATCATTAGGAACTTCAACAAATCCTGCGGCAGGTATCGTTGCACTACCATCTACACTTGGTCCTTGGGCCAACTATGGTGATAGTTTGATTACTGATGCTAATGGTATTGTTACTTTCCAAATGCAAATCACAACCGGACAATTTAGAGTTGGACAGCGCCAATGTTTAGTTATTGATAGCAGAAACTATATTGATCTAAGCAGTGCTACTAGTACCGCTGATATTCCTGTTGATGTTTCAACCGGTGGTGCCGCAGTATTTACGGCATCTGGTCAAGCAGTAACCAAACAGCGTTCTATTCTATCCACAAAAACAGTTTCTTATCATGCAGAAGCAGTTTCCCAGAATTATAACTCTGCTGGATTTGAGTATATAGCGGCGCCCCCTCCACCTGCGCCAGCTTCACACTCTTGTACCGCATACTCATTCTTGGCATCTGCACCAAATGGTGAAGAAGGTATCTTCCTCACCTCAGTTGATCTATTTGTATCACGTATCGGCCGTGAAGGTTTTTGGTGTGAAATTCGTGAAATGGATTCTGGACAGCAGATTACACGTAATACAGTTCCATATTCTGAAGTGTTCTTTAATAATCCTGCTAGTGTTCCAATTTCAACAAACGGCAGAGATAATCCATGTAATGTTAAGTTTGATATTCCAATCTTCTTGTATAACAATACACAATATGCGTTTGTTATTCATCCAATCAATGCTAATCCAGACCTTTATGTTTGGTGTTCTAGACTCGGTGAATTGGATATTAACGGACTTGGTACACTAAATGATCGTCGTGGTACTGGCACATTCTATCAAACAAACAATAATACAAACTGGGATATCATCGAAGGCCTAGACTTAACCTGTAATTTCTATCGTGCAGAGTTTAACAAAAACCAAGCATCTGCTACAATTGGTAATAGACCAATTGAAAAACTTTTTGTTAGAAATGTTGGAATTGATTTCTCTAATAATCGTGGTGATATATTCATCTCTGGTGACCATATTTCATTACCAGCATTGAATAGTGGTGCTTCTGTTGCCGTGACTGACTTTGTTGTTGGTGATCGTTCATTTGTTAATAGTGCCGCAGTAAACGTTTCTACTGGTATCGCAGGAGTCATTGCTGCCGGTAATACGGGTTATTATGTTGGCGAAGTTATACGTATTTACTCATCCAATGGTACGTTTAAAGGCCAAGCAACAAACAGTGGTATTACAAATGGCCAAGGAACACTTGATTACTATATCAACGGCAGTGATACTTCACTTGTCCAACTTACTGGTTCAGGTGGTGGATTCGTTGTTGGTGATGCTATTATCTGCTCAACTGATTGGAGCCAGTATGGTTATTTGTATAACATCTATGCAATCTCAAACTGGAGATATTCCGCATTCCATTTTGAACCATCTGCATTGAACTTCCAATTGACAGATATGACTTATGAAATGACTTCTGTTGGTACAACTGGTTCTAATCAATTAGTCACAAAGATTGATCCATCAACTACACAATATTTTAATACAGAAAGAGCAGTTCTTTCTAGAACAAATGAAATTAACCAACTTGCTGGTGCTAACTCACAGATTATTTCAGTCAATATGAAAACTTCATCAAATGCAGTTTCACCATTGCTTGATCTAACAAAAACACAAACAATCATACTTGATAACATTATCAACAATGACACAACGGATGAAACATTACCAACTCATGGTGCTTTGATCAATAAGTATATTTCAAAGACAGTAACCCTTGCTGAAGGCCAGGATGCTGAAGATATGCAAGTTATTCTATCGGCATATCGCCCACCAGGAACTGATGTTAAAGTTTGGATTAAAATTCTAAACGCTCAGGATGGTACATCATTCGCACAGCAACATTGGGTTGAATTGTATAAGGATGGTAATGGTGATCAAACCTACTCATCACTTGATGATAGAAGTAACTTTAAGGAATATACATATCTTGTTCCTACAAGTTCTGTTGATAGAATAACAATCGCAAACACATTAGGATTCTCAACTGGTATCAACGTTGGATTCACACTAAACGGTCTAACATCAGGGTTCTCCGCAATGGTAGAGAGAATTGAGGGTGGTACAATCTACGTTATGTCTGATACAGGATTTGATGCTGGCGAAACTGCCAATGTTGTAGATACAACTGGTGTCGTAGTAGGCAATACTCAAGTCCTATACACCGGGCGTACCGTGGCACTCAATGGTGATTATGCTGGTGCTGCTAATGTTATCACCTACACGACTGATGCTGGTGTAACCTATAGCACATACAAATATTTCTCCATCAAGGTAGGTCTCCTAAATGATGGTGTAAACTCTGCCGTTGTTCCAAGAGTAGGTGATCTAAGAGCAATTGCTTTGCAAAAATAAGAGGTTATAATGGAATTTACTTTTGATATGAGTGAAATGATGACCCACATCATAAATGTGGATTTTAAAGATGGTCGTGGTAAAGTTCCTGCTCACCAACATGTAAATGGTGGAGGATGGGTAGCAGAAACGGCACATGTTGATTCAGAATGTTATGTTGGACCTCATGCAGTGGTTTTTGGTAATGCAAGAGTTACTGAAAAGGCCGTCATAAACGATTTTGCAAAAGTATATGGTAGTGCTAGAGTTTATGGATCCGCAAGAGTTTATGGTGATGCTGAAGTATATGATACGGCACAGATATATGATAATGCCAGGGTATGTGGACATGCAAAAGTCTATGAAAATGCAAGAGTTGTAAATAATGCCTTGGTATATGATAATGCGGAAGTTTACGGTAATGCTATGGTTAGAAACAATGCAGAGGTTCTAAATCACGGAAAAATATTTGGTAATGCTGACATATATGACTCCATAAAGATTTATGATAATTGTGTGGTATCAAGAAAACCTATTGTTTGTTTTGGATTTGACTCAAACGTATTGATTGCTGATCATCATGTGGCATTAGGTTGTGTTGTCTTTCCTCCATATTTTGTGGCCAAGACAGGTAAAAGAATGATGAGACTTATGGGTTATAGTCCAGATATCTCAGAAAAGTGGATTCAGGCCTTACAATTTGTTATTGAGTTTCATGGTTGTACCGATAGACCGGAAGACCTAGAACATTTTGATGAACGAAAGGCCATTATGGATCTACTAACTGCCAAAGTAGGTATTAGATGACGGACGCAAAAACAGATTTACCTGGTGTTTATAGAACCCCTGAGGGATTTCTTATAAATAAGGATAATAAATCTCTAGAAGCATATAAGGCTAGAAGACAAAGAGAAAAAGAACTCGATACATTAAAAGATGATGTATCATCACTTAAAAATGATTTACAAGAAATAAAAGATTTGTTAAAAGGACTGGTAAAGTAAATGGGAATTGCAAACGTTAACCTCACTGATACATTCCAAACCTGGGTTACTAAAACTAACCAGGTGATCATTTATGCAAACCAGTTAGATAATACGCAAAATTTACAGTTTCAAGCTCTAAATACATCTTTCACCACTTTGAATTCTGCATATACAACGACAAATTCTAGTTATGTCGTTACTAACATTGCTTTCAATACCACAAATGCTTGTTATAACGTAACAAATGCTAATTATGATACAACAAATGCTAACTATATCCTTACCAATTCAGCATTTGTTCGTGTAAATTCGGTTTATGATCTAACAAATTCCAATTATGATACAACCAATGCAGCATGGGGTATGCTAAATTCTGCATATGTTGTTGCCAACGCAGCATATAATAATGCCAATGTTGGTTTTATTTCTACTAATAACTATGCTAATCTTGTAGGTATATCCTCTAATGCTTATGCCGTAGTGGTTGGAGCATCCGCAAATGCATATACAAATGTTGTAGGTTCATCATCCAATGCTTATACCAATGTTGCGGTAACAGCATCAAATGCATATACAAATGTTGTAGGTTCATCGGCCAATGCTTATTCAAATTTTGTAGGAATAGCAGGAAATGCTTATACCAATGTTGCGGTAACAGCATCAAATGCATATACAAATGTTGTAGGTTCATCGGCCAATGCTTATTCCGTAGTAATTGGTGCCTCTGGTAATGCTTATGCCAACGTAGTTGGTACATCAGGCAATTCTTATACGGTTGTTGTTGGTACATCAGGTAATGCATTTGCCAATGTTGTTGGTGTTAATGCTAATAACTGGAGCAATTCATATTCTAATACGGTTGGTGTTAATGCTAATAACTGGGCAAATACCGTAGTTCTTAATGCCAATACATATGCTAACTTGGTTGGTGCTAGTGCTAATGCCTATACAATGACCGTGGATTCAAAGGCACAATCGGCATTTACCTTAGCAAATAACGTAAACGGTGCTATAACACTTATATTAGGAAATAGTGCAAACTCTCTACAAGTAGCACAAGCAAACTATAATACAACCAATGCGGCGTTTGACTCTGCTAACACAACTGCTAATAATCTCGCTAATACCGCCGTTGCTGCCAATAACTATGCTGGTTATATGGCAAATTCCGCCAACGGCCGCGCTAATACTACCGTTGCTGCTGCTTATGCATATGTAAATACTACCTCATCTTCAATAAATGCTTATGCTAACCTTGTCGGAACATCTGGCAATGCTTATATAGTTGTTGTTGGTGCTTCAGGAAATGCTTATACAAATACAGTAACAGCATCCGATAGAGCATATACCAATACATCCGTAACATCGGCTAATGCCTATTCCGTAGTAGTTGGTGCCTCTGGTAATGCCTATTCAAACGTTGTAGGAGCATCTGGTAATGCTTATGCTAACGTAGTTGGTGCCTCTGGTAATGCATACTCCAACGTAGTTGGAACGTCAGGAAACGCCTATTCAGTAGTAGTTGGAGCATCTGGTAATGCCTATACTAACGTAGTTGGAACTAGTGCCAATAACTATGCGTCGGCCACATATTATGCTAAAGTGGGCGGAACAATTTCAGGCGATGTATTCATTACAGGCAACTTAACCATTGCTGGTAATACCACATATGCCAATACAAATACATTCCTTGTAGGAAATAATACTATTGTCCTTGATACAAACTTACCAAGTTCTGCATCACCATTCTTAAACGCAGGTATCATTGTTAATAGAGGCAATAAAAATTCTAATGCTGCTATTACATGGGTTGAAGTATCAAATGCTTGGGCATTTACAAGTAATACACTAAATGCTTACACAACTTTTATCGCATCAAATGGTGATGTTCTTTCTGTAGCAACAAATACAACTGCTGCTTTCGGACATTCTAATTTAACTTATGCAGCAGTAAATAGTGCCTTTGGTGTTATCAATGCCGCCTTTGGTGTTGCTAATAATGCCTATACTTCCACTAATGGTTCTGCTGCCTTTGGTTTTGCTAATGGTGTTTCAACCAATACTACCGCAGCATTTGCCAAAGCAAATGGTGTATCAGCCGGTGCTAATGCTTATGCCTCATCGGTTGGTACTTCTACCAATAACTATACATCTGCTACTTACTCAACATTAACACAATTTGGATCAGTGTTTGGTGTTGCTAATTCTGCTTTTACAAAAGCAAATAATGCTGCTACTTCTGCTAATCCAACATTTACAGGAACAATTGATCTTACATCTGCAAGTTTTAAAAACCAAACATTAACAGATGCAGCAACAATTTCGTGGGATACATCATTAGGCACAGTTGCAACTATCACATTAGGCGACAACAGGATTATGGGTGCTCCGACAAATCTCAAAGTTTCTACATATATACTACACGTTTATCAAGACTCAACAGGAGATAGAACTCTTGATTTTACAACCGCAGGTATATTCAAATGGCCAGGAGGTGTTGCTCCTGTAATAACACCAGGTCCAAATGCTCATGATGTTATTTCTTTTGTCTGTGATGGTACTTATCTTTATGGATCATGGTTACCAGACGTAACTTAAGGAAAAAAAATGTCCGAATACGTAGAACTTTATATGGACCAAGGTGCAGACTTTAGCACTACTATACAGATAAATAGTGAAGATAATAATTTAGCACAAAACCTAACTGGTTATATTGTAACCAGTCAAATGAGAAAATCTTTAGTTTCTATAAATGCAACTGCCAACTTGGTTTGTACCATTCCTGATGCCAATACAGGCGAGATTTTTGTAGAACTAGATGCTGCTAATACGGCCAATATAGAGGCTGGAACATATTTCTTTGATGTTAAAGTGAATGATACTGTTGCTGGATTAAGATCCAGACTTATTGAAGGTATTATGTTTGTTACTCCAACAATAACACAATAGGTACAACTATATGGCCAAAATAGTAGTAACAACAACACCTAAAAACCGAATTTTGATAAATACATTTAATGGCGCAGGTGGCGGCGGAGTCCAAGAACTTGTTCAACTTAAAGACGTTGATGCCAGCCATATAGCAAATAACGAGACAGTCGTTTATGATGAGCAAAGTGGAAAATTTGTAATCGAAGCATTGCCCATCTTAGACGGAGGAGAATTTTAAGATATGACAGCAAGTAATACAATCATCCAGATCAAACGATCTTCATCAACAGTAGTTCCAATAGACGGATCACTAAATCCAGCGGAACTTGCGTATTCCTATAATTCTGAAAAACTATTTATAGGTAATGCAGCTGGCGATGGCGTTATAGCCATTGGCGGTCAGTTTTTCATTGATCAACAGAACAGTATTTACGATTTAGTTAATGCTGCTTATGCACAAGCAAATACTTCTTCTGATACATCTTTTATATTTGACCTATTAAATGTAACATTTAATACCACTAATTCTGCATACACTCTTGCTAATGCTAACTTTGATGTTACCAATGCGGCATATGGATTAGCAAATTCCAATTATGATGTTACCAATGCAGCATACACTCTTGCCAATGCTAACTTTGACGTTACCAATGCTGCATATACACTGGCCAATGCTAACTTTGATGTAGCAAATGCTGCTTATGGTTATGCAAACGCATCTAATACTTGGGCAAATACAACATTTGTAAAATTGTCTTTACCTGGACAAACACAAACGATTGCAAGTGATATTGCTATTACAGGTAATCTTAATGTAACTGGTACAACCACTTATGTTAATACAACAACAGCTCAAGTAGGCACTAATCTTCTTATTTTGGATGCAGAGTTACCAAACACAGATGCACCATATATGTTGCAATCTGGTTTTCAAGTTAACCGTGGTTCATCTACCAATACATATCTCGTTTGGGACGAATCATTTACTAAATGGGCCTTTTCAAATGACGGTTTAAATGAACTATTCATTGCTTCTAATACAGACATTGAGGCCGGTAATTCTTATGCATCAGCAGTTGGCGTTGCTGCTAACGTTTATGCTGCGGCAGTTGGTGTATCTGCTAATGTTTATGCCGATGGAGTAGGATCAGCTGCAAATACAAATGCTGCTAATGCATCCTACATTAATACAGGAACACTAGCAGTTCCTTATGGCGGTACAGGAGTAGGTACATTCACCGTAAACGGTATACTATACGGTAATACAACAGGTCCTTTGAACGTAACTGCTGCTGGTACATCAGGTCAAGTATTACAGGCTGATACACTCGGTGTTCCATTCTTCGGTATGCTAGACGGAGGTTCTTTCTAATTTTTTAACTCGTAAACTGGAGATTGGTTATGTCGGATTCAAGTGCTTTTGTTAATTCTTATATTGAAAATGCGATTGGAATGTTACATGAAAATATAAGTACCATTCTACAATTAAAAACGCAGACAAAATTATCAAATGATATAGCAAAAGCAAAAGTTGAAGAAGTAATAAAACTCCAAGAAGAGTTGAATAAAGTTAAATCCGAATTGGAAATGAGTAAGTCCGACCTACAATCAAAGTTGGACTTTACTCGTTCCGATTTGGAAGGCAAATTAAGTAATACTCGCACAGAACTGCAAAAAACTAAAACAATTGACAATGAGCAAATAAATAATGCTCGTAAAGATGCCAAAAGATGGGAAGATGAATGTAATGCATTGAAAAATAAAGTATCAGTTTTAGATACTTTGACTAATCAATTCAATGATGTAAAAAAGCAACTTATTGATAAAAATAATGAATTTAATTCTTTAAAAGAAAAATATGATAGTTTACAAAACTTAGCTACTGAATTAGATAAACTGAAAAAATTACTTGATGAAAAAGAAAAACAAATAGAAATACTTGAAAATCAAAATGTTAAAAAATCGTCTCAATCTTTTCCTAAAAAAAGTATAAATACTAAAAACATTGTTTCATCTGTAGAACCGGAAGAGAAAGCTGACGATTTTTAATGTCAAACACAGTAATTCAACTTAAAAGTTCCGGTGTACCGTCTCATATTCCGACTAGTCTGGCCAATGGTGAGATTGCTCTTAACTATGCTGATGGTAAATTTTATTATAAAAACGTTACAGGACAAATTGTAAGTTTTTCTGGTTCTGGTAATGTTTATAGTTTTGCTACTATTAATGCCAATAACTCTCTTATTACAGCACTAAGTAATAGTTCAGTTCTTTCTATAGTTCCAGGTCAAAATATTGGTATTACTTCCGATATTATCAACGACATCATAACTATTAGTGCTAATTTAAAACCAGCATTTGACATTGCCAATTCTGCATTTAACTATGCTAATACGCTTTCAGGTGGATTAAATCTTACAGACATTAGTGATAGAGCAAACCTTGCTTTAGATGAGGCAAACGCTGCCTATGATGTTGCCAATGCTGCCTATGGTGCTGCTAATGCTGCCAGTGGTGGTATTGATATTACAGCGATTTATAATGAGGCAAACGCTGCCTATGATGTTGCCAATGCTGCCTTTAATTATGCTAATGGAATTGGAACTTATGAATCCGCTTCTTATAATGTTGCTAATGCGGCATTTGACAAGGCCAATTCTGCCAACTCTCTAGCATATAATACTGGTATTGGTGCAAATAACTATGCCGGTGCAATGGCTAATAGTTCTAATGGTTATGCATATAATGTAGGTATTTCTGGTAATGCATATGCCGATACAATTGGAACAAATGCTAATAATTATGCCAATCTATCATTTTATACCATTGCTAACGGACAATCTTTATATGATACATCTAATGCAGCATTTGGTGTCGCTAATTCAGCATATGATAATGCCAATGCTACATTAATACTAACACAGGCAGCATTTGATTATGCCAACTCTATAGGTACCAGTGAAAGTGCGGCGTATCTTGTTGCTAATGATGCCTTTGATACAGCCAATGCTGCTTATGATAAAGCAAACTCTGCCAATTCTTTAGCATACAATACTGGTATCGGTGCTAATGCTTATTCTTACATCTCAACATCTTCTGCAAATAACTATGCTGGTGTTATGGCAAATTCTGTTAATGCTTATGTTGATACATCCACCAGTGCTGCCAATAACTTTGCCGGTGCAATGGCAAATTCATCCAATGCCTATACCAGAACATTTGCTAATACAGTTGGTGTAAAAGCAAACACATGGGCCAATACCGTTGGTGCTTCTGGAAATGCTTATACTAATCTATCCACAACATCTGCCAATAACTATGCTGGATATCTATCAAATACTGTATATGGTTATGTAAACACCTCTATGACAATTGCCAATGCAGCATTTGATAATTCCAATACTTCATATAATCTGACAAATGCAACCTATACTGCGGTTAATTCAGCATTTGGTGTTATCAATGCGGCATTTACAACTGCTAATAATGCACTGGCAAACAATTCTGGTAGCGTATTTAATGGTGACCTGATAATTACAGGAAGTGTAACAGTAGGATCTTCCGAACTCACAAACTTTACATTAACAACATCTTCAAATAATGACCAAATTCTAGACCATTTCCAAACAACTTCATATCGTTCGGCTCATTATACTATTACAATTGATGCTGGTGTTGAATGGGAAACCACACAGATTTCTCTAATTCATAATAGCACAGATACATTTATTACAGAATATGGATTGTTATATACTTCCAACATTCTTGCTACATTTAGTGCATCTGTTACTTTAGGTGAAGTTAGATTAAATGTTGTTCCTAAGTATGCTTCTTCTACAATTAGAGTATTAAGAACAACACTTGATGATTAAGGTATTAAAAATAAAAATTATATAAATAGATAAAATAGACATTTAGGGGAAAGGGAACCAAGTGTCAAACAAAGAATTTATAGTCCGCAATGGGCTAGTTGTCACTGCCAATGCAAACATCACAAATCCAACACTGTTGGTTGCCGGACAAAACGTCCTAGCATCAATCATTTCTGCCAATAACTATGCTGGTTATATGGCAAATTCCTCTAATGTCTATGTCGATACGTCTACCAATGCAGCAAACAACTATGCCGGCGTTATGGCAAACGGTGCAGGTACCATCGCCAATGCGGCCTTTGGTCATTCCAATACAACATATGCTGCGGTCAATTCTGCTTTTGGTGTTATCAATGCCTCATTTGGTTCAGCAAATACCGTAGGTGGTTATGCCAATACAGCTGGATCACTAGCTAACCAGGCAGGTGTTATTGCAAATGCAGCATTTGGTTCATCCAATACAGCAGGATCATACGCAAACACTGCCGGTGGTAATGCCAATCAGGCAGGTGTTATTGCTAACGCATCTTTTACTATTGCTAATGGTGCTTATGATCATTCCAATAACATATCCATTTCTGCCAATAATTGGGCAAATACAGTTGGTGCCGCAGGTAATGTTTATGTAAATACAGCGACTCAAAGTGCTAATAATTATGCCGGTGTTATGGCAAATGCATCTAATGCTTGGGCTAATACAACCGGTGTTTCTGGTAATAATTATGCTGGACTTATGGCAAATAGTTCCAATGGTTATGCTTATACCATTGGTATCTCCGGTAATGCTTATGCTAACTTTGTAGGTGCTGCTGCCAATGCTTATTCTGGGTCAATTGGAGTAAATGCCAATGCTTATGCCAATACTGTAGCAATAGCATCCAATAATTATACAAACGTTGCAGTTGCCGCAGTAAATGCTTATGTCAACTTATCAACCTCAGCATCTAATACCTGGTCCAATACTGTTGGTGCTTCAGGTAATGCCTATGTAAATCTATCCACATCATCAGCAAATAACTATGCTGGTGCAATGGCAAATGCGGTCAATGCTTATACTGCATCATCTTATACAGTCAAGGGAGCATATGATGTTGCTAATGCGGCCTTTGGTATCGCTAATGCTGGATATGTTTCAGGTAATGCTAACTATGTTCTAACAAATACCGTATTTGGTATAGTCAATACTGTTTATGGAATCTCAAATGTAGCAGCATCAACCTCTGCCAATACCACATACGATCTCCAGATGCGTGGTTTCGTCAAGGCAAGTGATACATCCATTTCAGTTGGTGGATATCAAAACAACACATTTACCCTTTCCAATACAAACAACGGTTGGGCCTACTATATGAATGGCCAGCGATATGTTTGTTATGGTGCCAGAACTGCAAATCTTGCGATATCAGCACCTGCCGCTAATGGTAATTATTGGGTTAGTATTAATAACGATACAAATGGCACACTAACAGTTTCTACAACAGCATGGAATATGAATGACCCAACCACTGTTCCAGTTGCCTTCATTCAATATAATTCTTATACTAGCCCAATGTTCCATTTGGATGATAAAAGGTTCTTATCTTCTTCAACAACAACATTAGATTATTATTTACATACTGTTCTTGGTACAAGAGCAACAACTGTAGGTGCATTAAGCGGATATACTGTAGGTGGTACATCAAATGCTAATAATCTTATTAGTGTTAGTACCACCATATTACAAGAAGAGTCCTTAACAAAAACTCAATCAGCATTGAACGTTACAGGTGTTGCAAGTAATAACTATATCACATATTATAGATTATCTTCAGGTCCTGATGTATGGACCTGGGGTTATTCCGATATGCCATATTACCATGATGGTGGTATCATCCAGTGGGATAATAATGGTACACTAACTACTGGTACCAATAACAAATATTATAACTCTTATCTATTGTTTACCACTTATCAAGGTGCCGGTCGTTTTATATTCGTCAACGGTAGAGGTTCATTCAACTCTTCTGCCGAGGCACAGTTGGAAGACATTACAACATGGGATTGGTCATCACTACAAGGTGTTGAATATGTCTTTGCGTACCAACTTACATGGAAGGCACTAAACTCTCTAAACACATCAGGCAAGGCACAGCTTGCCGTTGCTCCTCGTGCGCTAAACATTACAACGGCACCATCTGCCAGTATTCCTACCAATCCTGCTCATAACTCATTAGCAGGTATTCAAGGTGGGTTACCAAACACAGAGTTCTTCCATCTAACAGCGTCCGAATATGGAACTTTACAAGCCAATATCGGAGTTGCGGCATTTAACCTTGTAAATACCGTATTTGGTGGTGCTAATGCTTTAGGTGCTCAAGATAACGTAGCATTTAATGTTACCAATGCGGCCTTTGGTGTTGCTAACGCAGCATACAATAATGCCAATGTTGGTTTAGCAGCATCTAATGCCTATAGTAATACTGTAGGTATTTCTGGAAATGCTTATGTAAATCTATCAACATCCGCAGCAAATGCTTATGCTATAACAATTGGTGCTTCAGGCAATGCATATGCTAACTTTGTTGGTACGGCAGGAAATGCTTACGTAAACTTTGCTACCATTGCTGCTAACGGATATTCTAATACAATAGCAATTGCTGCAAATAACTATACAAATGCATCCACAACATCAGCCAATAATTATGCTGGTGCAATGGCAAATGCTGCCAATGGTTATACAGCAACATCTGCCGGATCTGCTAATAACTTTGCCGGTTCTATGGCCAATAGTTCCAACTCTTGGGCTAACCAGGTTGCGGTATATGCCAACTCATATGCTAATACTATTGCCGTAGCAGCAAATAATTATGCCGGATTTATGGCCAATAGTTCTAATAGCTATGCAATATCAGTTGGTGACGCGGCTAATGCTAATGCACAAGTTGGTCACGCATCTGCAAACAACTATGCTGGTGTAATGGCCAATAGTGCTAATGCTTATGCTACTGCCACTTATGCAACACAGACCACCGTTGCTACTAATGCAACAAGTGCTAATAACTATGCTGGTGCCATGGCCAACGCAGCAAATGCTGTTGCTGCAACAAAGGTTGCATCTGTTACCGGTACATCTGGTCAAATCTTTAGTTCTGGTGGTACAACACCTACAATCAACCTAATTTCTACTGGCGTTACTTCCACCACATACGGTGGTTCTACACAGATTCCAGTAATTGCTGTTGATACTTATGGTCGTTTGACATCTGCCGCAAATGTTACTGTTCAAGGTATGGATTATCCATATGTCAATACTTCCGTTGCCGCGGCCAATAACTGGGCAAATACAAAATTATCAAATACAAGTGGTGTTGTATTTAACGGTAATATAACATACACTGGTTATGTTACTGCTAATAACGGTCTATATTCAGGAAATAATTTCACCGGTTCATTTACAGATGGTATTGTTGTTGATTATGTAACAGGCAATGGTCGTATCAGTGTCGGTACATCCGATGGCCTACAATTCTTTGCTGGTGGTGTTGGTACAAACATTCTTATGTCTTTGACACCATCTGGTTACATTGGTCTTGGTACAGCAAATCCTGCATATCCAGTTCAAATTATTACAGGTGGTGCTACATCAACCACACTTGCCGGTGCTATCTTTGATGCTGAAGGTACATCAAACTTTACAACTCAGTTGAATATCCGCAACGCAACAAACGGTGTTGGTTCTTCATCTGACTTGGTTGCAACTGCTGATAACGGTACAGATACTACAAACTTTATTGACGTTGGTATCAATAGTTCCGGATATAATCAGGCAGGTTGGACAATCAACGGCGCAGGTGATGGATATGTTTATACATCCGACGGTGCTCTATCAATTGGTACCGCAAACACTTCCGTAACGAACAAATACATTTCATTCTTCGTTCGTGGTACTTTAGCATCAAACGAAGCTATGCGTATTCAGGATTCTGTTGGTGGTGCCAATGTTGGTATTGGCACAACAAATCCACAGTATAAGTTGGATGTTGCTGGTACCGCAAACATAGCAAACGTATTGGTTGTCAATGGCGTAAATGTTGTTCCATCGTTTGCTTCAACCAATAACTGGTCTAATGTTTATTCTAATACCGTTGGTGTTAATGCAAACAACTGGTCTAATGTTTATGCTAACCAGGTTGGTACTAATGCCAATACTTACGCCTCCAGTGTTGGCGTAAATGCCAATACATGGGCCAACTCTAAAGTTTATTCAATAACAAGCAATAGCACTTCAAGAGTTTGGGCAAATACTATTACAACCAGCGGTTATCAAAATGTTTATATTGACCTTGCTACATCGGGTGTTACAGCAACCACATATGGTGGTGCTTCTGCAATTCCTGTTATCACAATTGATGCCTATGGTCGTGTTACTGCGGCAGCAAACCAATCAGTTACAAGTGGTGGTGTTACTTCACTGTCACAAGGCACCGGTCTTTCATTCAGTGCCAATCCTATTACCACAACCGGTACAATTTCACTTGCGTCTGGTATTGTTACTGCACAGGCATGGACAGGTGGTATTTCTGCAATAACAACAGATACTTATGGTCGTGTAACATCGGTTACTGCTTCTGCTGGTTATCTTACATCTGCCGTAACGTCTCTTTCACAAGGCACAGGTCTTTCATTCAGTGCCAATCCTATTACCACAACCGGTACAATTTCTATTGATTATACCACATTCAATGCTGGAACACCTGCACAGTCAATGACAGTTACCTCATTGTCCGATTCTTCCGGTACAATTTCGTGGGATGCCTCGACATCAAGAATGGCAACTGTTACAATGTCTGGTACCGGTAGAACTATGGCAAATCCAACCAACTTAAAGGCTGGATCCTATATATTAATAATAAAGCAAGATGCTACAGGTTCAAGAACCATCACCACATGGGGTTCAGTATTCAAGTGGCCTGCCGCAGTAGCACCAGTATTATCAACAACCGCATCCACTACCGATGTATTCTCCTTCTGGTGTGATGGTACTAACTTGTATGGTACATACATTCCAGATTGTAGATAAATATAGAGAGAACTCCAACGAGGTAAATGAATGTTTCTTGTTCCTATTTTGAGACCTACAAAGATTGTTACGCTATCAGCAGCGACTAACAATGTAAATCTCTATACGCAGGCAGGAAGTCCTGCTTATCCTCTGAATCTTCTTTGTTTCATTAATGCTAATATTGGTAGTTCATCAACAGCATCGGCAGCATTCCAAACAGGATCATCTTGGAAAGGCGGTTCACTTCTTTATATTAAAAATGCTGCGGTTATTACTGGTGGAACCGGAGCACCAGTAATAACCGCAGGCACTATAGGAACCACTGGTACGGCAGGAGCACCAGGAACTACAGGAACTACAGGCACTATAGGAACCACTGGTACGGCAGGAGCACCAGGAACCGCAGGCACTATAGGAACCACTGGTACGGCAGGAGCACCAGGAACCGCAGGCACTACAGGCACTATAGGAACCACTGGTACGGCAGGAGCACCAGGTTCAGGCGGCGCCGGTGGGAATGGCGCTGGCCTCAGCTCGCCAGGGCCCTGGGCGACGCCGATGAACAATGCAACATCAGGACAACCAGGAGGAACCGGTCAACCAGGAGGCACAGGTGGTACAGGTGGAACCGGTGGCCCAGGATCAGCAGCACAACCAGGAGGTGCAGGTGGAACCGGTGGCCCAGGATCAGCAGCACAACCAGGAGGTGCAGGTGGTACAGGTGGAACCGGTGGCCCAGGATCAGCAGCACAACCAGGAGGCACAGGCGGAACCGGTGGCCTAGGAGGAACCGGTCAATCAGGAGGAATTTCTATAAATTCTGACACCGTTTCAGGTATTAAAATTCTTTTAAATAATTTAGGAAGCATTATAGGCGGAACAGGAGGTCAAGGAGGAACCGGTGGCCCAGGAGGTCCAGGCGGAACAGCAGGTTCAGTAGGATCTGGAGGAACCGGTGGCCCAGGAGGTCCAGGCGGAACAGCAGG